TTCTCGTCGGCACAGTTTGCCGGCAACCGCGGCCGTTCGTGCTCGACGACCTGCCCGGAGAACATGCGTGGAGCGTGCTGGGTGGCGACATCTATCAGAGCATCATGGCACAGATGACCGTGATGGAAGAGGCGGGCTTCGACACTGCCGATGCCTGCATCGTGATGGATTACGGCATGGAGATGCGGCTGAAGTATACGCCCGTCGTCCAGGGTGAGGGTCGCATGATTATCCAGGACGGCCTCTGCTGCGGTTACCCCTACGTTGCCAACAAGTACTTCAACACCGAGATGGGCAGCAACGGCAAGCTCGTGAAAAAGGACTCCGACGCCATCGGCATCGCCTTCTTCAAGTGGTTTAAGGTGGCCCAGCATGACAGCGCCGTGATACGCATCGACGGCGTATCGCAGGAAATGGCGGAGAAAAATCTCACGGCCGTCACCATCAACACGGCATGGTCGTTCACCGACCTGTCGCGCGAGATCAACGGCGCCGGCCACATGCAAGCCTTCCACACCCTCGTCAGCGAGCGCGGCTATCTGGCCGACGTTGGCGACCATATCTTCGAGACCTCCGACGGCCTGCTCCTGACCGTAGGCATCAGCAGATACGACGTGTCACTCTCCGACGTGGACGACGTGCTCCTGCTCACCGTCGACGACCAGACGCTGGATGTAACAGTTACGGGGTAATTTGACTATTTGACTATTTCACTATTTCACTATTTTCGATGATAGGAAAGAGGGCAAATACCAAGAGACAAGTTAACCGCTGGCGGTATGCCACGGCGCCGGACGAAGCCGAAAGGCAGGCTGTCGTGGAAGAGATGGCCGGAAGACACGGGGTAAACCCAGCGCCAGAAGATGTGAGAATTATAAAGCGAATTATCAATTTCAGATAGTATGAACAACAAGAAACTGAACCGACAAATCGACCTCCAAGTCTCCGGGCTGCACGTCCGCGAGGCGGAGGGTCAGGAGCGCAGCCGTACCATTCAGGGATACGCGGTGGTGTTCGGACAGCGGTCTGTCAATCTCGTGCCGTGGTCATCATACCGCGAGGTGTACGAGGTGATGGAACCGGGCTGCATCACCGACCAGCTGCTTAACCGCTCCGATGTCGTGCTTACAGCCTTCCACGACAATACGGCCATCCTTGGCCGCTGGCGTCAGGGCAAGGGCACGCTTAGTCTATCGCTCGACAGGCGCGGCATGCCTATTGAGTGTACTCTCGCCGAAACCGAGCGGGCCAACGAACTGCTCAGTGGCATCGAGCGCGGCGACATCAGCGGTATGTCGTTTGCCTTCACCGCCGATGAGGAAGACTCCGAGAACGGCGTGAGCTATGAGAAACTTGACACCCGCAGCGCCGACGGCAAGGAGGTATGGCTGCGCCACGTTAAGCGCGTCACGGGTCTTTACGATGTCACCATCGCCGGCCATCCCGCCTATCCGCAGACAACCGTCGCACAGCGTGAGGTAGACGATTTCCTCGACACGAAGATCGGGGAACCAGCCGCCGTCATCGCCATGCGCGAGGCAGAGGAAAAGGAGCGCCGTGAGAAGGAAGAACAGGAGCGACGCGAGCAGGAGCGACTGGAGGCTGAGCGCCAGGAGCGCATCAAGGCCGACATGAAGCGCCGCGAGCGCGTCATGAGACAGATTGAACTCAACAACAATTTTTAATAATCCTTTAAACCGTTTAAAGCAAGATGAAAGAAATCAACACAAAGACTTTCGAGGAGCTTTCTGTCGCTCGCAGAGAAGCACAGCAGAAGCTCGAAGACCTTTACTCAAAGGCCACTAATCGTGAATTGAGAGAAGAGGAAAAGACCGAGGAAATCAATGTCACCCGTGAGTTGACACAGATCGACGAGGCCATGAAGAACATCAACCGCGAGAGCGAGCACGTGAAGGCCATCGGCGACCACCGCGGCGAGGAGTTGCAGGCACAGTTCCGCGAGATGCTTCAGAACATCCGCAGGAACCCCGCAAAGGCAGAGCGCGAAATCCTGCTCTCTCCGGGTCTCAACAGCGATGGAAGCAGCAACACCATCGGTAACATCAGCGCATCGGGCGCCATCCGTCTCACCATCCACGACCTGATCCCCACACTGCACGAGGGTCTTGGTCTGCCGCAGGGCCTGAACATCGTCACCGGCGTGACTGGTAACGAAATCTGGCCTGTCAGCATCAACGACGTGGAGATGGAGGAGGTAGGCGAAATCGAGGCACTCAGCGACCAGGTGCTGGAGTTTGCCAACATCACACCGACCGTCCGCCGTATCGGTCTGACCATCCCCGTGTCGAATATGGCTATCGACAACGCCGCCTTCGACCTCATGTCGTTCGTGCAGAGCAAGTTCTCCATCGCCATGCGTGAGTATTGGGCCAAGAAGATCTACTCCCGCGCAGAGTGGACCGGCAACAAGGGTGCCTTCTCCGGCCTGAAGCCTATCGGCGTAATCACCATCGGTGGCGGTGACACCTACAAGCAAATCCTGAAGGCCGTTGCCAACTTCAGCGACAAGGGCTTCTTCGAGGGTAACGTCTGCCTGTCTATGGACCGCGTGACCGAGGCTGAGCTCATGGCCACACCGAAGATTGAGGGCGCTGCCGGTGGCTTCGTCATCGAGAACGGACGCTGCTGCGGCTATCCCTACACCGTCAGCCACTACGTGAACAGCGAGCTCGACGCCGACGGCAAGCTGGTTGCAGGTGAGGGCCGCTACCTCGAAATCGGCTACTACGAGTGGTTCGCAGCCCAGACACATGGTGACATCCGTCTGACCATCGACGCCAACTCACAGACCGTCAGCAAGCGCAACATCACAGCCGTGACGCTGAACCTTGCCGCTTCGATGACAGACCTGTCAACGAAGATCAACGGGGCCAACAACCAGACACAGGCCTTCGGTTGCTATGCCGTGCTCGACGCCGAGACACCCGCTGTGCTCATCGGTCAGCATGCAGCAGCCCTTCAGAAGAGTGGCACCAAGACACTGACCGCCGTGACCAACCCCGCCGACGAAACCGTCACATGGAGCATCAACTCCACTGACCCCGCCTTCACGGCTACGGGCACGACCATCAACTCTTCTACTGGCGTTATCACGGCAGGCACCACCGCAGGCGTGGCCGTCGTGACTGCCAGCATCACCGTCGACGGCGTGAGCTACACCGACACCTGCAACATCAAGGTTTCTTGATACAGCACAAAAATCTCTCAATAGTCTCAAGTCATAGTTCCTAAGACTGGTTTGGCCGGCGGTGAGGACGCGGAGGTCACAGCCCGCGCACCAGCCGGCCTTTCTTGAGACCGATACCGAAAGCGCATATCACCATCTACAGACATAACATGAGTCTTCAGACCGACAGAATCTTCTTCCTGGCACTCAGCAGCAATGCAGAGCTCACCACCGCCATCGGCGGACGGCTGTATAACACGGCCATCCCGCTGCCCGACGAGGATGCCTTCAATGTTCCAGTCCCTTACGTTGTCCTATCTTTTGACGGACTGAACAATACGGACACCACGAAGGACAGCAGCTATGCCGGCGATAGCGACACCGTCACCATCAGCGCACTGGTGACCGCCAACACGAGGGAGGAGCTGGCAGACCTGACGCAGATGATACGCGACACCGTGACCGACTACTTCGAGAACGCCACCGACGATCCCGAGGAGGCAGCCGTCGACGGCACGCTGCACCTGCTATCGGCAGAGGACTACGCCATGATACCCGAGGACATGACCTTTCAGGCCAGCCGCGTGGACTGGGACCAGTTCAAGCCCTGCTACTGGCAGACACTCACCTATGTCTGCGAGACGATGCCGTGATGTGCATAACAGATAAATCGTGAAATTGTAAAACATGAGTAAGATAAAAGGCCAGAACTTTCGCCTGTTCGTCAACTCTGCGGCAGTACCCGAGGAGACCAACGTCAGCATCACGCTGACGGGTAACACCGAGGACACGTCGACAAAGGACACCGAGGGACTGGGCGCCAGGGAAGACGTCGTCTCCACGTCATGGAGCGCCACCGCCGACAGCTATCAGGCTGAGCCCGACCAGCTGAAGGCAGTCATCACGATGTTCAACGCCGCTACCGCCGTACCCGTAGGCTGGGACCAGACCACCGGCGCATCAGGCACGCAGAACCGTACCGGCGCGAATGCCAACTTCAAGCGGACGGGCAGCGCCCTGCTGAACGACTTCACGTTTCAGTTCGACGACCGCACCACCGTCACCACGTCATTGCAATTCCAGGGCACAGGAGGGCTAAGCTGATATGAGGAGAGGACAATACTACCGACTGCTGATGGCGACCACCGCCAACCCAACGAAGGTGATCGCAGC